CCAGTTATTACCAGGTCCACCAGATAGTAATCTACCATGTTGGTCAGATGCACTACCACTACTTCTACCAACAACAAACAATGTATTAGGTTGTGCTAAATAATTTAAACTTGATGTTGTATTAAATTCACAAACAGATCCAGTATTCATATTAAAGAAAGTAGAGCCAGAATAGATATAACTTCCGGTAAAGCTTCCAGTTGCATTTCCATAAGTTGATAACCACTTACTACCACTACCAGAATAAGATGTTGGGTCTAACCAAAATTGTAATCCTTCAGTTGGTATAGGTGGTGGAGTATAATTTAATTCAGTAAATTTATCTCCTAAATAACTTTCAGCAATTTGTTTATCACCTAAAAATAATTGTATATTTGATGCCATCTATTAAGGGTTTACAAATTGGTTTATTTCACCATCCCATTTCATTCCTATTGTTGGAATCGCTGTTGGGGTTGGTTCTCCTACTTTAATTATTGATACCTCCATATAAGGTAATTGTTCTCCAGAAAGAATATCAAATTCTATAATATCAAATACTATTTGGTCTTCTCTAATCACTGCGTATGTTGCCATAATTTATATATTTTAATTTATCCGGTTGTTACTATACTTGATGGCATTGTATATGTTGCGTTTACTGCTCCAGTATATCTTGCTACTCCTTTAGTTATTCTAAAGTCTTGAAAGTAATCAGTTCTTTGTGACCCGTTACCATTCCATCCCATAAATTGAAATGGAGGATTTGTACCTGTTGCTCCTGATAATGTATTATTTCCGCGTATTACTCCATTTAAACATGAATACCAAGTTGAACCAACCCTACAAGTAGCGAAATGATGCCATGTATTTGCTGCTAATGTTGGTGTGCCTGGAAAAAAAGATGTCTCAGCACCTGCTGCATTTTGGAAAGTCCATCTTGGACCACCACTATATTGGCAAAACCCAACTCCACTACCTTCACAAAAATACCAAGGATTATCACCACTAACATTCGTTGGCATATACATCCAACATTCAATAGTAAAATCACCAGTACCAAAGTTTACATTTGATGTGTTGCCAGCAATTGCACCTAAGTTAGAAGATGAACCTCTACTCATTGATGTACCATAAGGTACTGAAGCAAAGTTTGTTGCTGTATTTGTAGTTTGTCCACTACCAGATAAAGGTAATTCAGGTAAAGAACTTCCGCCATTTATATATCCACTAATATCACTTCTGAAAGATGTTTGTCCAAATGTTGAACCAAATTGTGTTCCAGGTATTGCTACTGTTACTGAACTTGCGTATGTATCAGGTCTTATAATAAATCCTGCGGCTGCTGCCACAGGTTGTCCAAAATAATAAATCGTTGGTGAGAATATTGCCATATTATATGAATTTTTTAGCTGATACTACATAAGCGTTTGTTGAATCAAATGCTACTAACGATAATATATCTTTAGCTCCACTACCAGATGATGGTGTGTATCTACTTCCAGATGGTTGTAATACGTTTGAACTAAATGATGCCGTTGGTAATGCAGCGTTACCATTACCCTGAACAGTTGTTAGTAAAATACTAATTGTCTCTCCAGCAGTAACGTTTGTCACATTAAAGAATGTACTTGCTGTTACCAAACAGGTAAAGAAGTTTCCATCATTACCATTTATTGATGCAGTTGATGATGCTATACTTGCTGATATAACATTACCTAATGCTGAACCAGTTACTATTATAGAACCAGATATAATTGCAGAACCAGTGAATGGAAATGCCGATGTTGTTAATCCAGAAGTTCCAGAAGTACCCGAAGTACCCGAAGTACCCGAAGTACCTGATGTTCCACTACTTCCAGCTACTCCATTTATTCCAGAAGTTCCCGATGTACCGTTTACGCCGCTTGTACCAGAAGTACCCGAAGTACCACTACTACCCGCAGTTAAGTTCGAACCAGAGATAACATACATTGTATTTACATCAGTTTGTGCAGTTGCTACTAATGTTGCGTATGAAGCTGAAGTTAATGTTACTATGTTTGTTACTGCCGGTACATTTGTGTATGTATCGTATATGTTTGATATAACACTGCCACTATAAATTCCTATTGATTGATTTATTGAACCAGTTACTCCTAAGCTTCCAGTAATTTGTGCAGAGCCTGTAAAAGGAAATCCTGCTCCAGTTCCTCCGCCACCACCAACTAAAACAATTGATGCCGTATTAGAAGTTACAGTTATTGATTGTACTGCACTTCCGCTAAAATCTAAATATTGTGCAGTTCCTAATATTACACTTGCTGATGCTATTGTGTTAATTGATGTTAATCCAGAAGTTCCTGAAGTACCAGAAGTGCCACTTGTTCCGCTGCTACCAGCTACTCCATTTATTCCTGAAGTACCAGAAGTGCCACTTGTTCCGCTGCTACCAGCTACTCCATTTATTCCAGAAGTTCCGCTTGTTCCTGAAGTACCAGAAGTACCTATCGATATGAATGATGATGTTGCTACTAAATTAGAAACGTTACCTACTCCACCTATCCATGCATATCCTTCTCTTAAAGATGATGTAAATGAACCAGTCACTTGTAATGAACCAGTTATTCCTAAAGAGCCTGTTATTTGTGCACTACCAGTGAATGGGAATGCTGAATCAACTGCTGAACCCGATATCACATAAAGTGTATTTGCATTAGGTGTTACTAATCCATTATATTCAGCTTCAGTTAATGTTACGATATGTTGTATTGGTTCAACACCAGTATAGATGTCACCAATGTTATCAACAACCGAGCCACTAAATGAGCCTGTTGTAATTCCTATTGAACCAGTTACTCCTAAAGAGCCTGTGATTTGTGCTGAACCAGTATATGGGAATGCTAATGCAGTTTGTCCCGAAGTACCCGAAGTACCATTTGTACCAATACCACTTGTTCCGCTTGTTCCACTACTACCAGCTACACCATTTATTCCCGATGTGCCTGAAGTACCATCACTGCCACTCACTCCACTCGTTCCACTAGTACCACTTGTTCCACTACTTCCTGAAACTCCAGAAGTGCCTGATGTTCCATTAACTCCACTTGTACCATTACTACCCGATGTTCCGTTTATACCTGATGTTCCATTAACACCTGAAGTACCAGAAGTACCTGATGGTAATTGAGATATTATAAATAACATCTGATGATTGTTAGGAAACGAATATGTTGATGTTATTAATGTTACTGGGAATGTCCAATATGTTGTATTATCTACTCCAGTACCTACTGTCCATCTTTGAAAATTTGTATGTGATGATTGGTCCTGTAATACTATGATTGAGCCTGATGGAATATTAGCTAAGAATATATCATCGTTATTTCCATTTTGGTCAGTATCACTTACACTTATTGATGTTGCTGATGCTTGAGTTGCGTTATTCCAAATGATATGTCCATTACCAGGATCACCAGTTGTTACACCAGTCTTTGCTTGATAATTAAAGAATGTATTTGATTGTCCATCTTGTCCGCTTGTTCCAGAAGTTCCAGAAGTACCATTACTTCCATTTATTCCAGAAGTACCTGATGTTCCGGATGTGCCGTTTATACCTGATGTGCCACTCACACCTGAAGTACCTGATGTACCATCACTGCCACTCACACCACTTGTTCCTGAAGTACCTGAAGTACCACTTGAACCATTAACACCCGATGTGCCGTTTATACCTGATGTACCATTTACTCCGCTTGTTCCATCAGCGCCTGAAGTTCCTGATGTTCCATTAATACCTGAAGTTCCTGATATACCGCTTGTGCCGGAAGTTCCTGATGTACCTTCAGAACCATTGATACCTGATGTACCATTAATGCCCGAAGTACCATCTGAACCAGAAGTACCCGAAGTACCTTGTGAACCAGCTGAACCATTCGTTCCTGATATTCCTGAAGTGCCACTCGTTCCGCTTGTACCAGAAGTACCTGAAGTTCCAGCCGAGCCTCCACTTCCACCCGTACCATTAATGCCGGATGTTCCTGAAGTACCTGATGTACCAGCCTCTCCTGCTGCACCTACTACGTTTACACTCCATTGAGTATATGTTCCACTACCTGTTGGTGCTGTTATTGTAAATGAGAATACACCTGTTGATGTATCATAAGAACTTACAACACCTTCCATTCTATTGGTAGCACTATTAGCTACTATTGTTTCTTGTCCAACTGTCCATTGTAAAGATGATGATATATTAATTGTTCTACTATCACCTATTCCTCCTATTGATATTGAGGATGTTGATTGAGATGCGAATTTATCACCAGTAACACCATTTGCTCCTGAAGTACCTGATGTACCTGCAGTGCCCGATGAACCGTTTGTTCCATTTGCTGAACCTGATACAAAGTATAATGTATTAGGGTCAGTTGAGTTACCTGCTAATAAAGCACCATATGATGATGAATCTATTGTTACTACATATTGTGCAGGTAATATATTTGTGAATGTATCGTTTACGTTTGAAATCAAGCTACCTGATAATGAGCCTGATGTTTGTGTTGGGTTTTTACCTAATACACTTAAAGAACCAGTTATTCCTAAAGAGCCTGTAATTTGTGCTGAGCCTGTGAAAGGAAATCCTACACCACTACCTCCGCCACCAAATGATGATGTAGGTACTGCTGCTGATTTATTATTTGAATCACCAACCCATGCATAACCTTCTGGTAATGATGCAGTTAATGGTCCTTCTATTTTAACCGAACCAGTAAATTGATGTATTCTACCTGCACTATCTCCAAATTTTGTATCACCTTTTGTAATTAAAGTACCTGATACAATTAAATCTGATGTCATTGTTTGTACATCAGTAAATGTATTAGCAGTTAATTTAGCGTATGAAGCAGTTTGAGCAGTTAATGCGTTTACTTTACTATCATTAGATGCAGTATATGCATTAATTGATTGAGTATATGTGTTTATAGAAGCTGTGTATAAACCAAGAGATGCACTTAATGATGCATTTGCTTTACCATTTATATTAGTTTGTAATACAGATGCTGAAGTATTCAATTGTCCGGTTAAGGATGCAGAAGTTACATTTATATTAGTTTGTAATGTTGATGAACTTGCATTCAATTCAGCTTCTATAAGTGAACGAGTTGCTGTTAATTCCGCTTCAGTTACAAATGTTGCTTGTAATGATGAACTGAAATTTTGTAAATTAGCTATCGAACTTGAGAATGATGCTGAATTAGAAGTATAAATCGTCTGATTAACAGTACTATCAATCATATCAGTATTAAATTCTCTTAATATGATTGGTGTAATAAACCCAGCATTGTTATTAGGAAAGCTGGTTTGGTTTTCTTGCTCTAATTGTGTTTTATTTAATTGAGACATATGTTTCTATAATTTTTAATAAACGGGTGTTCCTATATCAAAACCATCACTAAACCCAACACTAAATCCACCTCTTGTTGCGAATTGTGCGGGTACTTGTGTTTGTCCTATACCTTGTTGAATCAATGCACCATTACAACATTTACGTGAATATGTGTTTGAATTAGCACATAAACAAGCTTGTCTATTGTTCTTTGGTGAACTCTTTCCTCTAGTAGGTCCCAGGTAAATACCCGAAGTTGCTTTGAATCTGGCTAAATAAGCTGGAGTTGGCATATACTAATGATTTTATTATTTAACAACTGATTCCTCAAATGTAGTGGATTATCATTTCGTTCTTGCCAAAACTTCTTTATGTAGAAGGTTTTGTAAGTAATTGTAATCCGAATTATAAGCTAGGAATAGTAAACATTGTTCTAATGGTAACTCCACAACCTCATCCATTTTATTTATATCTCCTCCTGCGAGTTGGATAACTGAGCTGTAATTTTTCCACTTCTTTCCAAAACGGACCTGATGTTCTGAGGGAGAGTCACCGAATCCATCATAGATTTCAGGATAACGCTCGGTAAGTCCGTTAATAAACGAACAAAAAAAAACAATGCTCCATAATGTATATCCATTGATACATCTAAGAAAAGGGCCTCATTATCCTTTCCATTGTATTCTTCTATCTCATAAGTTCCCATTCCCTTTCTCTTTACAGGTCTATAAAGGATACTCATTATCTTTGCCCAATTATCATCAATGGTAAAGGTATCATGCTTTGTAATATCCAAATATGAACCATAGGACATTTTTGATAGGTTAGGCTCAAACCCATATTCTACCCCGTCAATTTTAATAAACCTTTGTAGTTCATTATCAGTATTACTCATAAAGCCTGTAAGGTCTTTCTTAATCTTAATAAACGTTTCAGTATCCAATCCATGTAGATACTCAGGTGAGAATCCACATAAGTGATGTAACAAACATGCTACATAAGCATTCTCATCCTCACCATACACTTTTAAATCTCTTTGTAGTGCTAGATATTGTTTAAGTGTAACAGCTGACCATTTAGTAGGTACTGTGATTTTAACTTCCTTCTTCATATTATTGTTTATTTTGTTTAGGTACTACACTAACTCTGTCAGCAGGTACTGCCCATTGTTCAGGGTTAATTAAATCAAAGGATGCATTCATTACTACTGCTTCTTGAATAGGAATGGTTTGTAACGCCTTATCAGCTAAAAGGTTTTGGTACTTTTGTTCTGCTGAATTCCTTTGTTGTAGAGTTGCAGATAAATAAGCCTTAGTTTCTCTTAGTTGATTTAGGAGTTCTACGTTCTTCTTCTCACTCATAGCAACATAAGCTGCCATCTCCATAAAATCATCTTGTGTTAGGTTGTTAATGTCAAATTCTTTTTCCATATTATTTTATTTTACGCTAATTACATATTTTCCAATAGCTGTTGCTTTTTGTGATAACTTCATCATTCCCACATAGCGAGCAGCATCTAAAAGGTGATTGTTAAAATCCACAGGTCTATCTAATATCTTACCAAATCTATCTGTCTCCCACTCATACGAATAGAACTCATTGATTAGATTCTGACAACTCTTAGGTATCTTTATCTTATAGTTTTGTAGTACACCTATACCAAAGTTAATACTATCCTTACCTTTCGTTACCGGCTTTATATTAAATCCAGCTCTACGAATTTCTTCTATCAAACGTGGTTCGCTACTATCCGCCCAAATCTCCTCATTACCACTCACTGCTTTCTTTAACATATCTACTATTTCGTTTGTTACCATTCCCTTCTCATAGCAGTGTTCTAAGATGTATAACTCGTTACCATTCATCTTCCATACACTTACTAATGCATTCGGGTCATTAGCATATCCAAAATCCAATCCCCATGCTACAAACTCTGCTTCATCAGGTAACCACTCTACTAATTCAAATTCAAAGATAGCTTTATCGTTTGTGGTATATTCTCCCTTTGTATAAACCTGATATGCTTTAATGTTTGTGTTCTTCAAATCCTCTAAGGCTCTGATTACACTCTTTTCCAAATAAGGATTATCTTTGTATGATGTAAAGTAGCGTGTACAATCTACCATCTCTCTTAACCAATGCCATGGCGAGACTGTAGGGTTATAACTCAATATGATTTTACCTGTTGTACGAATTTGTAATTGTAGATAAGATTCACTATCAACTTCGGATGCTTCTTCTATCCATAGTATATTTGATTTAACTCCTCTTAACTTCTCTGCGTTGTCTGTACTAATGAATTGTATTTGTGAATCATTATAGAACGTATATGTTCTATCGGAAATATTAAACTCGTCCTCATTCCATATCCCCATTGATTGCATAAGGTCTTTGAAATCCTTCATTACAGTCCTTTTAAGGGATGGTATTGTTTTCCTTACAATAGTTACCAACTCTTTATTTTGAAGGGCCTGTACGATAAGCCATTGAAGTGCTGCGTATGTTTTACCACTACGGCTACCTCCAACCAAATGACAAACTCTAGTAGGACAATCCTCTATGTGTTTATAACTAATCGTTGTATTGACTTCCAGATGCATCTACTTGATTTTGTGTAATGTTTACGGATATCTGCTGTATTCTTTGTTCTACTTCTGCTTTCAATTCCATTCGGCTTTGTTTAGGTAAATGAAACTCTAACATCTTAAGTGTGATGTCTACTGCACCCTTTGGGTCTTTCTTCATCATCTCCTCCATTAGTGATGGTAGATTATCCATAACTTTATTAGTAGCACGAGCTAATGATAGTTTCATCATCTCTGTACTTCTATTGAGAGCACCAGCCGGTCTACCTGCTCTATTGATTCTTTTATCGTTCTTTTGAAATGCCATTGTAATTGGTTGTATTTAACAATATATATAGATATAACAACTACATCCACCTTTGTATTTATCGTTGGACCTTGCCACCTTAGAATTGATTCTACGATGGTTTAAAGGGATTAACCTTTACTAATCTTATATGTTGTTTAATCTTTTTGACATTTAGAAAGGATGTTGATTTACTTATCCCTATATCTTTACTCAACTTATCCAATGTCATCTTATCATCACTAAAGAAATATAATTCAGCTAATCGTGCTGAACTCCACATCTTTGTTTTTTGTAGTTGTTGTATCTCATTTACTATTTCATCATAGCATTGCTGTACTTTGGTATCCATCTCCTCATTATATTCTTCATCTACTTCATCATAAGTGTCCGAAATGGTTTGTACCTTACCATTACTCTTTACCATATTAATGTGACGTGTTCGTAAGAATGAATGAAGATACATCATATTGAAATCATCTACACCATACCATATATTAGGATTACCTCTTTCGGCAATGTAAGAGTAGAGTTCTGCAACTAATTCCTTAGCCATCTCTCTATTCTTTGTTATGTTGTATGAAGCGGACATCAACCAATCATTCTTAACTCTATAAAGAATATCAAGCCTTCTATTGTTTTCTCTTTGTATTTCTTCTATACTCATTAAATCCTATCACTTACAAATTTTCTCAGCTCATCAATACATCTTACCCATAATCCGCCTGATGATTTACAGCTGCAAGGTTGTGGTTCTTTGTTACCTCTTATTTGTGTGCACCTACTCCACATCTTACCCATTAAGTGTTCGGGTAAATGCATTTTGATTGATGATAGTTCTTCTTTCATTAGATTGAATTCTGATTCATTAAAGGGTGCGTATTTATTTTCCATATTATCCTAATTGTGCTATTTGTTCTAATGGAGTATCTCTCCAAAATCTTTCTAAATCCTCTGCCATCTTTTGTTTAAGTTCATCGGTTATCTCTACATCTTTCAATCCTCCTATACTTTGTAAGAATTTGATATGTGCTTCTACTGAAGTTTCATTTCTTTGGTATGCTGTTTCCATATTAATATAATTTAATTCCTTCTTTACATCCACATAGTTCATTCAAATAGATTCTTCGTGCTTCACATCCGCAATCATCTAAGTTAAAGAATCGTTTAGCTATCCATCCTGCTAAATCTTTACCCCATCCTAATGTGATTACGTTTATTAATCCATCTACTATGTTTCCCAATTTAATTATGCACATTTCTATTTGGTTTAGTTATTTGATGATAATGAATAAGATTTTCTGAACGAGTCATATACTCTAAGTTATCAGGCTTATTATTATGTTTGTCACCATCTTTGTGATTAACTTCTAATCCTTTAGGAATCTTACCTAAGAATGTTTCTGCTATCAAACGATGACCTCTTCTCCATAATCTTTGTTTCTTAGGTCCAATACCTACGAATAATCCATAGTATAAATAACCTGATGGGTGAGTACGTGGTCTTAATACTCTTATTTCACCTTTAGGATTGTATCTGTAAGATATCTTTGTTGTGTAGATTAATCCATCACTACCTGCATAGTGTTTTGTGTTTATAAATATTAGTAGTTTAGAAAAGTGAGCATAAAAAAGAGAGACTGGAAATGACGCCAGCCTCTCAAAATATAGAGTATGTTAGAGGAACAAATATAAAATGGCAGTTCCATATAAAAACCCCTAACTCTCTATAAATATTATAATCTACCATTTAAATTAATTATTTTCTGATAATCTTTGTGATTCTTCTTCCTGCTTAACATAAGATTCAAATAGTTTCCCCCAGTCTAGGTTTGCAAAAACCCATTCAATTTCTTCTTTAGTTAATTTATCAAAAGGTTTCTTTAGTATTTCGTCTATATTCATATTATTTCTTTTTAGTTACTGTATTATTAATTAAATCTACTTTATATACCTGCCCAAATAGTTTTTCTATCTCTCTTTCTTTAACTTCTCTTTCAATTGGGTCTAAATCATATTTGCTTCCAAAATGATTATCAATCCATTTATTCATATCAATTCCTAATTTATTCTTTGAATCATTCTGAACTTTAGCTTCTTTCTTAGCTTTGTCATTGTATAACCAATTATCAATGTGTTCTTGGATATCTAATGCTAAGTCTGCCGCATCTTCTATATCTAATTCAATACTTGTTTCAGATTTACTGACGATGGTTAATATTATTTTATCTCCATCTTTCTTTACATAGAATTCGTTTGCCATATTATATTGTTTATTGTTTTGTAAAGATACGAAATTTAATTGATATCATTAAACATCTTATCAAAAGCATCCTTTATCTCTATATCTGAAAGAATTCTATCAGATACATTATTGTATTCCTGCTCCTTCAATTCATCGGGCCAATTGGATTCCTCCCAATTTAATTTGTCATCTTCATAATCAAATTGTAACCATACATTTAAATCATCTACTAATTGCTTTACATCTTCCCTATCTAGCTGAGAAGTAACAGTAATGAATACTCTATCTCTTTCTTTTTCTACTTTTATCATATTATTTTTTATTTTGGGAATCAAGATAATACTGAAGGTCATTAATCATTTCAATTACAT